AGGAGGAGTTGATTAACTGCTACCGTGGTCAATACGGTACAACGGCTGCGGCGCATACGAGCGGAGCTGCCATTACTAATCAAAACCTTCCTTGCATTAACGTTTGGCCCACCCCCGATGCTGGTGGCGGTCCGTATACTTTTGTTTACTGGAGACTTCGTAGAATTCAAGACGCTGGCTCTAACGGCACTATAGAAGCCGATATCCCATTCCGCTTGTTACCTTGTATGGTGGCTGGCTTAGCGTTTTATCTGTCACAAAAGTTACCAGATGCACTACCTAGAATGCAGTTTTTAAAACAGGAATACGAAGAACAATGGTTAATGGCGTCTACGGAGGACAGAGAAAAAGCTGCCGTTAGATTTGTGCCAAGGACTACGTTCTATGCCTAATAAATATAGTAGTGGCAAGTTTGCCATTGCCGAATGTGATCGATGTGGTCAGAGATACAAGCTAAAAGAGCTTAGAAAGCTGACTATTAAGACCAAACAGGTTAGCATTAAGGTATGTAATGCGTGTTGGGAACCAGATCAGCCGCAGTTGTCGCTAGGTTTATACCCAGTGGATGATCCCCAGGCTGTGCGGGAACCAAGACCAGACGTAAGTTATACGGTGTCAGGCAGTAGCGGTTTACAGATTAATGGAACAAACGATACAACCTTAGAAGGTGTCGGGTTTCCTGAAGGCGGTAGTAGAATATTTCAATGGGGTTGGAACCCTGTTGGCGGGTCAAGAGATGACGGCTTAACACCGAATGATTTGGCTCCATCTTGTTTGGTAGGTAGCGTAACAGTAACAACAACTTAGGAGTAGAAAATGTTTAAAAGCGATGCAGATGGCATAGCCAAAAAAGGTAAAACTGAAGGACGCAACTTAGGTGATAGCGGCCCAACAGCCTCAGTACTGAAGTCAAAGCCAAAAATGCTAGGCAAAGACCAAAATGTAATGAAGAAAATTGGACGTAATCTTGCTAAGGTGCAAAACCAAGGCATGCGTAAATCAGCTGGACGAGGCCGTTAATCATGGCTAAATTTAGCAAAAAGGTTATGGGTAAAGAAGTTGGCGAAGCCAAAGTCTATGCCGAGCCACACACCATGAAAGGTAAAACCATGAACGCAAAAGACGCAATGCTTTCCGTAAGCCGTCCTCCTGATCCAAATTCATTGGCTGCAAATAAGATGAAACCAGGCGGTCAACCAGCCCCACGAGTAAGTGCAGGTGATCCAGGTGCAGATGATGTTAAAACTACGGGCATTAAAATCCGCGGTACTGGCGCAGCTACTAAAGGTGTAATGGCACGAGGACCGATGGCGTAATGAACTACACGCAATTAACCACTGCGATTAAAGGCTTTGCTGAGAACGACTTCCCAGCAACGGTAGGCGCTTTTACGTCTCCTGAGCAGCTTGCTCGGTTTGTACAGTTAGCAGAGCAAAGTATCTTTAATACGGTGCAGATGCCTGCGTTCCGCAAGAACATGACGGGAAACATGACTAGCGGTAATAAGTACCTAGCCACTCCGTCTGATTGGTTGGCTACGTTTAGTCTTGCGGTGATTAATGCGGCAAATGAATACCATTATCTTTTGAACAAAGACGTGAACTTTATTCGTGAGTCGTACCCCGATACAGACGCTGCGTTCTATGGAGAGCCAGAGTATTACGCCATTTTTGACGACAATACCTTTATTCTCGGACCTACGCCAAACGCAAGTTATGCGGTAGAACTGCATTATTTCTACTACCCAGAGTCAATCGTTACGGCTGGCACAAGCTGGCTTGGTAATAACTTTGATTCTGTATTGTTATATGGTGCTTTGCTAGAAGCAGCTAACTTTATGAAGTCGGATGCAGACACCGTTAATTTATACAAAGCTCGTTTTGACCGAGCAATGGCAGAACTCAAGCAGTTGGGTGACGCTAAAGACCGTCAAGATTCTTATCGTAGTGGACAAGTGAGGTATCCAGTTAGATGATTAGCGTTCACGGAGTAGGTGAATCCAACGGGATTCAAGTATTTACTAAAGACCATGGTGGCTTTACTCCAGAGGAGTTGGCTGAACGGGCTTTAGATAGAATTATTCAGGTAGGCGACCAGTCGCATCCATTGGTTCGGGATCAAGCAATTGCTTTCCGCAATCATATTCGTGGTGTGTTGGTTTTTTATATGAATGAAGCAGTAAAATTTGACCGTGTGACCTTAGCTCATAAACTAAGAGAAGCGGGTCATCCTGAATTAATTAAACTTTTAGAGGAGTAAATCATGGCGTTCACAGGTAACTTCATGTGTACCAGCTTCAAGCAAGAAATCTTGCAAGGCGTTCACAACTTCACAAACGGCACAGGTAACACGTTTAAACTGGCTATGTATGACAACTCAGCCTCGTTTACAGCAGCGACTACTGCGTATACAGCCACAAACGAAGTAGCAAACTCTGGCACTTATACAGCTGGCGGTGGCACTTTAACCAATGTAACCCCAACAACTTCGGGTACTACAGCGTTTACTGACTTTGCTGACCTTTCGTTTACTTCTGCGACCATCACAGCGTTTGGCGCATTGATTTATAACGACTCAGCAGCTGGCGATCCTACCGTTTGCGTACTCGACTTTGGCGGTGCTAAAACCTCCACGGCTGGCACGTTTACGATTGTGTTCCCAACAGCAGACGCAAGCAGCGCCATTATTCGCATAGCATAAGGGGCTAAAAATGCCTCTTGTTGTTAGAGACAGGGTAAAAGAAACCACTACCACTACTGGTACGGGGACGATTACTCTAGCTGGTGCTAGTACAGGCTTCCAATCCTTTTCCGCCATCGGGAACGGAAATACAACCTATTACACCATCGCAGGACAGACTGTTGCTGAGTGGGAAGTAGGTTTAGGAACTTACACGTCCAGCGGGTCGTTACTCAGTCGAGATGTTGTTTTATCGTCTAGCAATGGCGGCTCGTTAGTAAACTTTTCGGCTGGCACAAAGGATGTATTTTGCGACTATCCAGCACCTAAAGCGGTTTATGGCGATGCAACAGATACGGCTTTTGAAGCTCAGTTTGCTGCGTCTAACGGTTTACTGCTAAGTAACATGACAGTAGGGACTTCTTTTACGATTCCCACGGGTTATTCGGCTAGTGCGGTAGGACCTGTCACGATTTCAAGTGGAGTAACAATAACGGTTCCGTCTGGGAGCCGTTGGGTAGTGCTGTAAATGTTTGGCTTTTTTCCGTTCTCGGCTGCGCCTTTTTCGGATCTTGGTTCTACTAGCGTAGCAGTTAGTGTTACAGGGGTCTTAGGAACAGGGCAAGTTGGTAGCGTAGCGGTTACGGGTAGTGCGGTAGTTAACCTAACTGGGGTTTCTGGCACAGGTCAGGTAGGTAGCGTAACGGTTGAAGCGGCGGCAAATGTACCCGTTACAGGTTTAGAGGCAAATGGATTTGTTGGTAGCGTAACGGTTACGGCTACAGCAAACGTAGATTTAGTAGGCGTTTCTGGGACTGGAGAGGTCGGAAGCGTTGCAGTATCAGGTACAGCGGTTGTTGATGTTACAGGTCTACAGGCTACAGGATCAGTAGGTAGTGTCTTAGTAGAAGCGGGTGCAGACGTAGCGGTTACAGGAGTCTCTGGGTCTGGGCAAGTTGGCTCTGTGACCGTAAATGGAACAGCGGTTGTAGACGTAACAGGCGTAGCAGGGACAATATTTGTAGGTACAGTTACCGTAAGTGGTGCAGCTAATGTGCCAGTCACAGGCTTACAGGCTACGGGGCAGGTTGGAAGTGTTCTTGTTCAGGCTAGTGCAGTCGTAGATGTAATTGGAGTAGTTGGGACAGTTTCAGTCGGTAGCGTAGCGGTAAACGGCACGGCTAATGTCCCTGTAACGGGTTTAGAAGCCACAGGAAGCGTTGGAAGCGTTGCGGTAGAGGCTGGTGCCATCGTAGGTGTAACTGGCGTTTCTGGGGCTGGAGAAGTAGGCTCAGTCGTTGTTATTCAGAGCGCCGTAGTCAATGTGACGGGCGTAGAGGCAACAGGGCAGATAGGCGATGTAGTTATCCCTGTCAACGTAGTTGGACTTCAGGCTACAGGGTTTGTGGGATCGGTTTTTGTATTTACAAATGTAACTGTAAATTTAGTAGGCGTACAAGCAACAGGACAAGTAGGAACGGTGTCTTTCTGGATCTCAATTGATGATGCTCAGACACCAAATTGGGTGACTATCAATGATGGCCT